ACGCCCACGCAACATCGACATCCTGTGTCCCAGTTCCTGACGTTCTGTATTGGTAGTCATGCATAGACTCGTTGTATGCGTATATTCCTGTATTGAAGTCGCTAAAGAACAGGCGCTTTCTGCCTCTGTCGTACACGGCTGCGAAGTTCGTTGGCCTGAATGAACTGGTTCCACGGGCTGTCTTCACTGGCGCTGATATAGACCAAGACCCCGTGGTTGGGTAGAACGTGAGTATCAGCCGGTTGTAGTCTGCGTGCCCAGCCAGCGGTAGCGCCCAGATGAATGTCTTTGTCGAGGCGTCGAACACACCGCACGCTCTGTCCATCCTAGACTTCTGGATAACGAACGGATACCCAAGGTCAGACAACTTGCTCCCAAGGGCGAACATGGGCGTTTCCTGCCATCTGCCAGTGCTCCACAGGTCCTCTATATCGTCGCTTATCTTGGTTATGGCCTCGCCGTTATACGTGTAAATGCCATCGTAAGAGAGCCACGCAGTCATGCCTAGGCCAGAGCACACAGAGCGCTGAGACACGCAGCCAAGGCCCTCTGCTATCGTCTGTGACGTGTATGTGTTTGTTTCCTGCTCTTGTGCTGGCAGAATCTGCACTATGGAGACGTTGTCCTCGCTGAGCACTAGAACGCCTGCGCGAGTGGATGCAAGCCCCGTTATCGCGCCGCCTCCAGCGAAGCCAATTCCGCGATCTGACGGGAATAGCTCTGGGTCTCCCTGCTCGCTAACCCACAGCATTCTCTCGTGCGGAGTCAGGATGGACCTGTCCGCATCCAACAGGTCTTTTTCCACTACATTCTGATCTGCGAACAGGGGCTCGGTTAGCGGGTGACCAACAGCGCCGTCGAACCCAGCGACAATAAGGTGCCCGTCATGCTCCAGCGCTATAGAGCCCTGCGGGAACGTTGCGTACTGCGGAACCCACGTTAGGTCTGCCCTTACGAACGCCTCTGCATATTTCGGTTCTGTCTTGTCGGTTGCGTAGTTATACACCAGGGACCGACCCTTCTTGCTAGTGATGTATAGCTTCTGATTGAACTGGGTGAAGTCATACCAGTTATCTGGGTCGGCAGTCTCCGATAGGGGGTACTGGTCCATGCGGACACTGGATAGCCTGGTTCCGTTGATATCGAATACCTGAAACTCCAGCTTCCAGGGATACGCAGTCCCGCCCACCGTGTCTTCCAGTAGAACAACAGCGACCACTATCGACTCCCCGTTTGCCTTGCGATAGCCAGCCAGGCCCATCACGCGCATCGGGACGGTGTGGTCTGGGTTCTCATAGAACTTCGCAGCACCCATTCTGGGGCGGATACTACCCCTGGTGAAGTCTACGTTGACAGCCATTGGCGAGCGCACACCCTCACCACGCTGTCTCCACGGCAGGCAGCTTGTCCCAACAAAAGGGCCCGGCTCGCGTATAAAATTAGACTCAATAGCCATTTAAAAGTACCCTTGGCGTCCCTGTAATCTCTCTGTGTTCCAACCAGCGCGAGAATAGCTCCATCTTGTAGCTCCACTGCTGCATGGTTGGGTCTATGTTTTCGTCAGACCGGCCCTTCGCTGCCAGCACAGCCCCAAGCTCGACTATGGCCTCCCACGGGCGGAACATGGAGTTCGCATTCGTGAAGATAGGGTCGTCATTATCATCTAAGAGATCAAACGGAGCTATGTACTCAACGTGCATCTGCACATCAGTCCTGGGAACAGGGGTCAGAAATAGCTGGTGGCCCTGCAGAGCCCAGGCGTGGATAGCAGACTTGCTGCCGCCGTGCCACACGTTGGATATTGCGGTCCCCTCGTCTATCCCCTTGTAGGAGTACTCATCTCCGCTAGCTCCTGCATAGTGCTTGGAGTCCTCGTGCCACTGAGACCGGCCAATGCCTCCCCTGTTGATTTCTTCGTATGGGATTCTCGGAAGGGGGACGGGAAGGTTGTCTGCGTCCAGGGTCGCTGTGCTCTCTGTCATGCTGACGAGGTAGATGTCGAAGTCTGTTGTGTCCAGGCCCCCAATCGTGTCGTCACCCACGGTCAGGTTAGCGCTGCGGGTATTAGCAGTCCATGTCCATGTATTCGTACTGAGAGGGAGTGCTGAGGGGTTCTCTCTGCGGACAAGCTGCCACATATCCATGAGAGCTTCATTGATGAAGTCGTCTATCTCGCCTGTAGACCAGTGTGCGTTTGCTGTATCTTCAAGCCGGCGAGACACCTTCGTTCTGAGTTCTGCTAGCGTTGCCATCTGGACTCCATCCTCTTACTCTGGGAGGTAAACCCACCTGGTTTCGGATGGTGGGATCGTACCAGCAGTCTAGCGCATTCTCAGTAACATCATCAATCATCTTAGCGCCGGCATCGCGGGTTGCCTTTTTGTGGTCCCGCTGACGCTGGATAAGCAGCTTCTCGTAGTCTCTGAGGGTGATAGCTCGTTCGCGCTCCAACATGGCCAGCACGCGGCTATCTAACGCCCCTGGGAACGAAGAGATTTGCATGACGGGGACTTTGACATCATCAATTGATGAGAAATGAGTACCATCTGCTTCGCCAACCGAACGGCATCGCCTGACGGTCTGGACAATCCACCAGCTTTGCGAGGCATAATTCCACTCTGCTGTAAGGTCGGGGTCAAACTCTCTGAGCGCAGCCGCGAACTCACGAGGAGGTCTGAGTCCCCCGACTCGGCCCATTGAGATTGACATTTAGAGGCCTGGTCCGAAGTTTACTGCGGTGTAGTGGGAGCGGATGTAGACTCGCGCCTTGCCGCTGTCGTAAGCACCTGGGGTGTTGCCAAACAGATACGTCAAGGTGCAAGCGCCCTGTCTTTCTGTGTTGGCCACGCCGGCAGCATCGCCAATCGGCTCATCGAGAGCGCCAGGCCCAAAAGTCCGCTCATTGACGTGGCTCGCAGTGGCCGCCCAGGTGGCAGCAGACGTAAAGTTCCCGCGCAACACAGAGTACGTACCCTTTGCATTCGGGACTCCTGCCGCAGCAAGGAAATAGTCAGGGTCTGCTGCTGCGCCTGTGCCGATGTTTGTTGCGGTGGTCCCATCGTCTGGCGTAAGGCCCACGGTGATGGTGACAGTAGATGTAACCAGGGCTGCGCTCACGGCATCTGCATCGTCCATAAACGGCTCTGTGATTTCAACGATGATATCATCGATGACTTCCGTATACCCAGCCGCGCCAACAACACACAGGTTTCCGCTGCCGTCGTCTACCGCATCCAAGTCAACCGCAATGCCGCCATCAGGCTTCAACCCAGGAAGCTGGATCGCCTCCATCATATCATTTACTGTAACAGGTTTAGTTGGATTCAGGGCTCCTGCGCCCGCACCTACTGCCATTTCGATTCCTCCTCGATTAGGCTATTGGGTCAAGTGGCTCTGCGCCACGCATGATTACGAATGGGATAAGCTCTCCGTCCGCTCCGGGGTCTACGGACACGGTCAGCGTTACGGTTGATGTTTTCTTCAGTCTCCGCTCAGCCTCGGTGTCTGCCGAGGTGTGCCAAGACAGAGTGCCATCCGATACTCGATACACAGTGCCAACCCGAGTCTCGGCGGGGATAGTAAATTCCGCGACGAAATGCTCTAGCGTTGCCGTGCCGGCTCGGGTGTCTCCGGTACTCCAAAGATGAGACCCGATCTTGACCTTGTACTCCGCGCTGCAGGAAATCCCGACCATAAACCCAACATCCAGAATCTCCACATCCCGTAGCGGGGCCGCTGCGATGTTGTATGACAAGACCCCATCATTTGGGTTTATACGCATTGTGGACGAGCACATTAGCTGATCAGAGAACCCAGGAAGCATGTTATCCATATCAATAGGCATGTTGTACTCCCTAGATATTCTCGTGCAGGTCTTTGACGTAGTCAGATGATACTTTCACGCCATCGAACCGTGCGAAGCGATTGAGGTTAGTGGCACCAACACCGTAGTACATGCGCCAGTATGCCCAGTAAGCATCCTTACCATGGCTCTGCTTGAGCTTGCCGCCACCATCGGTGTCAGGTGATAGTTCTCGAAGCACGTTCTTGAACATATCGCCAGGCTCGATGCACAGCATCTCTTGATAGCCAAGGTACGGATCTTCGATAATCTTGATCATCTTACCGTCGACATTGATAGCAGGGGTTTTCTGACCCTTAGCGAAGTCAACGTTAGTCGGTGCATACCGAACATCGTTCTCGTATAGACGCCGATGCTCACGTGCGATAGCCGGATGCAGAAGAATCATCGGGTTCTTGGCACCTCGTGCTGTACACGTTTTCACCAAACGATATGCTTGGTCCCAGTTGTATGGAACCTCGTTTGTGGAATCGTTCAGGATTCGAGACTTCCAGCGCTTGTAGTCGCCGCTGTCGATACCGAAGATCGTCCCGCTGTCCTTGATAATTCCGCGAAGGCCGGTGGGCTCTTTGCCGCCAGAGTGGCCGAACTGGTCACCGAGGACCATGCGGTCTCCGTCGCCAACGGTGATCGCCGTATCCAGCGTCACGGTCTCGGTAGCGAAGTTGATGGCAGTGATCTGTCTCGACCCAACAACCGCCCCATCGCCATTGAGGAACACAACTCGCGTGTTCTCGTCTTCAAGGAACTGGGTAGCGCCGAAGCTGTAGCCGTTGATGTGCTTGAGCAGGATGCTGGCTGTATCGGACTGTGCGCCGTCAACATGAGCAATATCGCCCGTGCCGTCGCCGTGAATCGATCGGTTGAGGTGGAAGACCGCCTCGTCCTGAATCAATTGCATCTGCAGCGTCAGGTAATCGGCAAAGGAGGAACTGGATGGTCCCGCAACCTCTGTGGTCATCTTATCAACGTCAACGGTGGCGTAGAACCTGCTTAGGTCGGTATTAGCCTGACGGACAACATTCGCATCGCCGACAGGTAGGAACTCGTTAGCTCCACGGTAGCCGACACCCTTAGCACCCTGTAGCAGGACGCCCCAGTAGATGGTCTCACCGACCACCTTCACGCGCTTCATCCCGATACTACTCAGGTCGTTCCAGAGCAAGACTCTGTCACCGATGGCCTTGTTCAGGGGGCCCTGATATACCGTTTTTAAAAGTCCACCCAGTTGTGAAAGATCCACCGCCATTTTAGTTCCTCCTAGCCTTCGGCATCTGTAGTAAGCGGTTCAAAGCTAGCGCCCTGACTGATTGCATCTGCAAGCTCTGCGAACATCTCGTGAGCTTCTTCCATGGTATCCGCAGTCGGCATTTCTGGCCCAAGCTCCTGGCCTCGGAAGGTAGGCGGTTTAGGCATGGCGGCCTGTTCCGCTACGTTCTTCCTGACATTGTCACTGTGTTCATTCACGCCCCTCATCAGATTGCTTGCTACTGCCTCCGGTGTAGTCTGCTGTCCAGACTGCAACACACTGTATATAACAGCACTAAATGCTTCATGTAAAGGAGTAGGAACATTTTGTGCCTGTAGTGCTGCATTTACATCGCGGCCAAGCTGGTTCTGCATCGTCGAAACACCCAGGTTATGCACCTGGTCACGCAAACTATTGTTCTCTGTTTTCATAGAGCCAAGCTCGCGGATGAGGGTCGTGAACTGGTTCGCATACGGGTCGTCGTTGTCAAGGCCGACATCCGCCGCTGTTGGCTGGCGCTGCCGTGGTGTATTCATCTGCTGGCGCTGCTGCATCATCATGTCTTGCTGATTATACAGCGGAGCTACTGCCTCGCGCACTGCTGATGCGATGGCCTCTGCAAGACTGGCAGAGTCAACCCCGCCCTGCTCTTTGTTTTCGCTTGTGTCAATTGTGTGTTCGTCACTCATTATCCACCTGTTTGTTCACGGGGCGCTACCCCCGGGTTAGTCATTGCCCCCGGTGCCTGGTTCATCGTAGGGGCCAGATTCATCCCCCCCTCGCCCGCTTCCAACTGGGGCATCGGTGATGCTCCGGTCAAAACCGGGTTGCCTGGATTAGACATCATTTGTATGTGCATGTTCAAGTGCGCAGTTGTTAGCTGCTTTATTTCGTCTGGCAATTCGTACCATTCTGACGACCGCATCCACTCAAGATGCTCGTCCACATGGATGGGATGGTCCTCATGGGGGAACACCTGGCTTATCTGGCCAGTCATCATCATCATGTCCTGCTCTTTGCGAGCCTGGCCGCGTGATGGCTCATCGGCACCGAGCAACCGACCCATCTCCCCATGACGCTGGAGACGCCAGTACATCTGTATGTCTGGTATGGCACCGATCTGCCATGCTTCGTTTATCTGCTGTCTGCGGATTTCCTCGTTGTATGGCATCATAGTAGATGCATCAATTACAACCTTGATTCTGTCTGGTACGTATCCCCTATGGAATGTCAGAACGTCCATGGGTGACCCGGTAGGCCCGTATACGTCTACAGTCTGCTCAATGGGCCCGTAGTCCCTCCACAGGGTTAGCGCATGCTCGCTCATAGCCTCTACAGCCATGGCCATGCCCCGGATTGTGGGACCCCATTTTGCCCGGTCAGCACTGAGGACAACAGCGGCCTGGCGACCCGACATGATGCCCTTATTCTCCCCCTTGGAGACAGAATGGACGCCAGACAGGTTCTCAATCAGGTTCTGAAGCCGACCGGGCTCCTGGTTCATCCACGACGGCATCGCCGGGGGCGTCAGGAAGCCAGGAGGACGCTGAGATGTGCGATTTACCTGGATAATACGCCCTGGGACGCTAGAAACACGGGTAATACCACGGCTAATGCTGCCCTCATCGGCAATCAGGGCCGGATTTCCGTGTAATTTGCGGTTTCTCTGGATATCCGTCTCGCAAGAGTTGAGCGCCCGCTGCGCATCGACCGCTTGCTCCAGCCCGCACTCACCCCAGATGGCGTCGGGGACACGCAAGTCGTACACAGGGTGAACCGGCAGCCTGCCGCCCGGCAACTCACCGCTATAAAGAAGCGTATCACCAGCAGCACAGGCATATACGCCCTTTGGATGCTTGACGCTGGGCTTCTCATAGTAATGAAGCGTTCTGACAAGGCTATTACGGGACTCCCTGTCGCCAGGCTTGCCGTATTCATCCATCAGGTCGACAAACGAGTTCTCATCCACGTTCGGAGCTAGCTTGGACGCCTTGCGCCCGTATACGTTCTTTAGTTCTTCCAGCGGGATGGTCTGCCGGTGGATGATATAGTTGACGTTTGACCATGTCTTTGCTGGCTCTGGGAAGATGTCAAACGGAGACGGCGCGAAGAACCGCAGGTCCCCCACCATCTTCCACTTCGTCTTCGGCATCAGCTTCTTCTCGAATACTGGAATCGGCGGGTTGCCTGGCCCTGCGCCAGATGCAGACATAACCTGCTGCCCATCCTGGTCTAGCACGGGTGCCCAGCCCTCCTCCATCGCAATACTGCCGTCCTTGGCGAGGATAGGGACGTTCTGGGGGTCGCCTGCATTGAGGTCCCACAGGCTACCGAAGAACCCGGTGCCGGTCATGAACGTCCAGGTCAGGCAATCATGGAGAGACTGCTTGAACTCCTTGTCGTAGTAGAACCACCTGAGGAGCCTCTCACACGCCCTGGCGTGCCTGCGCGCATCTCTGCCGGGTCTGCCAAGGGCCACAACCGGGGCGGGCTCCTGGGTCATCGCGCTGGAAACCATCCCGCGAAGTGACTGGAACAGCACGTTCGACGACACGTTGATGCTCTCGGCATTCTCAGAACGCAAGCTGTTCAGACTGACAAGCCTGTCGCCCACAAACACCTTATCCGGCTCGCCACGGACGGCGGCAATCGTGCCAATCCAGCGCTTATGCCGAGGCCACATACGGTCCCTGAGAACGCGGAACCTGTGGTTGATTTCTTCTGGTGTGAGCTTTGCCATCTTATTGCTACCCTTGCGACCTCATCCTATTAAGCCACTCCCAGTATTCCCGCGTATCCGGCTGCTCCATCATCCCTGCGTCACCGTACGGGGTGAAACCACCTGCCATGCCCTGCTGGGGTTGCGGTTGTGCGAATGAAGACTGCGGGGGAGGCGTTGACTGCTGCTGCTGCGGCCTCTGCTGGGCTGCTCTGACCGTGCCCGTTGCTCCCGACGCAAGGATGTCGCCCATGCGGTTTGGCTGGGTCTGGGCTCTCGGGTCTCTGGTCATCCTGAGCCCCTCAGACGTTGCCGAACCGACAGCGGTACCGGCCATCATTCCGGGGACAAGACCGCCCGTGATTGGGCCGCCAATTGCAGCGCCAAGCCCCATGCCTAAAATCGGCGCGGCCACCTCTGCGAACTGCTCCCACCCCGAGGGCTCTTCCACCGGAGCAGGGCCCCGCACTAAGGGCGTCTGGGTGCGTTGCCTCGGTTGCCTTCTTCCGGTGGGCTGTGGTCTGCCGGGACCTCCAGGGCCTCCGGGGCCAGACGAGCCTCCATACAAGCCACCGGGAGCCCCCATTTGGCCAATAGCAGCCTCGCGCTGCAACTGCTCGTATAGCTCGTCTTCTGGCCTGCGGCCTCCATACATCTGCTGCCCGAAATATGCCATGCTATCCCCTAGGAGAAGAGTTCTAACATCGTTTGTATCCTATCGCCTGAATCGTACTCTGACAACGCCTGTTCTGCGTTCTCATCCTTTGGAGGCTCTATGCTCCAATAATCGTCCGACCCGCGTATGTCGTCTGGACGCTCTGGCTTTTCATGGTGAGCAACCCATGCGGCTATCATAAGCGAGAAAAGCAAATCATCGTGACAGCCGTCCAGATGGTCTGCCCGCCCAGTCTGCTTATCGTATACAAATGTGGTGATTTGTTCGAGTATTTCCTTGCACTGTATCTTGATTGCGTCCGATACGATGAGACCGTCGAAGTACGAAATGATAAGCTCGCGGGTGCGCTGGTCTGTCTTGAAGCCAGGCTCTGCTGTGTGTCTGTTTTTGGTTACGTCAAATCTTTGACGGAAATAAAGCCAGGGATAATTACTCTCTGTAAGGTAGTGAACTGTAAGGTTTCCTGGCGCGTTGCTCTCCTGGGCGATGATGGCTCGGTTGTAATACCAGGCCATGTACAGCATGTGTTCTGCTAACTCCTCGGGCTTCATATAAGGGTCGGCTACCCACGCTGCCACGCTGCTGTCAGTGGCGTCGTATACAACCGCAGCACTGCTATCGAGCCCAAGCCCATGTGCCGCATCGCCACCTATGACGTATGCATGGCCGGGGACAGGAGGCGTAAGCATGTGAACCTGCCCCCTGTGGTCGCCCCTCGGGCGGATGAGCGGGTCAATAAGCCCATGCTTTGTCCACTCCCAGTTCTCGGCTGTGGCCTCCAGTAGGACGGGCGAAAACGGAGCCACGCTCTTCATCCACACCTGGACTTTTCTATTGTCGAATCGGGGCGTACCAGATGAGGCAAATGCCACTTGCCAAGACGACGGGTACTCCACGTCGAAGGTCTCCATCCGACCGCCGCATTTGCTACGAATCGCCCAACGCCGCCATTTGAGTTGGTCCCAATCCACATCCTGATGTAACGCAAGTAACTGCTCCTCCTCGTCTAGCTTGAGCTTGGTTGCCAGCCTGTCTGCTGTCTCCGTGGAGCCGACCTTCTTGTTCAGCGCCCAGTCGGTGAAAATGCTTAGCTCGTCGTCTGTTGGAGCCATTTCAGGCCGCCCGTGAGCCGCCAGATAAGACCCCGTATATTCTGGGTGGACATGCCAGGCGAAGAAGAATGGCGTGTACCCGGTGGCACCATTCATGGTTTCACGCCACAAATCGTAGAAAAATCCGCCCTGTCCATTTGCCGTTGACTCTAGTAGAATCGCTGTGCCGGGGGCCTCTGGGACAGCCTGTGCAAACCCCCTGAAGACCTCATGCCCGTTGGGCCAAAACGCGATCTCTGACCCATGAAAGAGGTCGATACGGTCGCCGCGCCCAACGCCCGCTGAACCCTGCCCTAGACCCGCCTTCCTTCCCGCGCCCCCGGCTGTTCTAATCTGTACCCTGCTATTCAGACCAGGGCTTGTAATGCGGCCAGCCTCACTAGGATTATCGAACACTAGCTCCCCAACACTAGCCCTGCGTTTCATGGGTCGTAGGAAGTCCGGAAGGTTGTTGAAGAACGTCTCCTGCATACGGAAGATGAGCTTGGATGTATCCTCATCATGTGCGCAAACAACAGCGTTCCTGTTGCGGTTGAACAAGCATGAATGGTGGATAGCAGCCTGCGCCCAGGTTGATATGCGGTGACGACGAGCCTTGAGGATGATGCCGCGAGCAGGACGCCCGGTGTTCAAGCACTCATCCATCCAATCCTGTAGCTGTCGTGGAGCGGGGTATAGCTGGCCAAAGTCTACAAGAGATCCCTTCTCAGAGATAACCTTGAAGTGTGACGCATAGCAATACCTAGGGTCACTCTTGCACCTTCGAGTATGCTGTAGCAGTAACTCCTGCTCCTTCCGGCTCAGCTTCGGCGGCATTCTTTCCCCTTTCTATTGCGTCGAGCAAACCCTCTATGCGCGGGTTGATCGCGTCTATAATCAAATCTGCCTCTGCCTCTGCACGCCTTCTGACATCAAGAGGCTTGGAATCAACGCCCATCAAAGCAGCAGCATCGCGTATAGCACCTATGGTCTTGGATATATCAGATGGGCTCATGTCATCTCTGACTAGCGCAGATATCGCCATGCCAGCAAATGTCATCCTGAGGTCGTCTATGTCGTATCCTGACTCCGACGCTAGCTGGCGGAACTGAGCAACAGCACTGGCCGCTAGCTCCTGGTTGGGCGACCTGATAACGCTTAGATCAACTTGCTGCCCCTGTGTCTCCTGGTCATCTGCCACAAATCCTCCGGGGTTCCGTACACCCTCGACACCATTATCTCTATCCTCGGCTTCCCCTCCATCTCCGCCGTGGCCCTCATTACCGTACCACACACTATCTGGCAGTCGTCCCTCCACCACTTCACCGCCGTCCCCACGTCCAGAACAGCCTTGTACAAATTGTCCAGGTCTGGCGTTTTTGTCTGGTATATCAGCGTTTCTGGCCATTTGTAGTTACCTGTGCGGTCTTTCTTCAGCATATAGCCAGGACGCGGCATTACACACAGTATGTCCATGACTAGTGGTCCGTCCAGCGGCTCTTCCGGGGTATGTTGGGCGAGGATGGCTGCGCATTGGGCTTCCCACTTCCTGGTCTCGGTTGGGGTGTAGACCCTCCCCGACTTGCGGGAGAAGCGAGGCCGCCCCTTCCCGCGAGGGATCATCGGGCAAATAACGTCAATGCAAGGCTTTCTCAACATTTGCTACGAGCTTCTTCCACTTCTGCATCCCGACTTTCTTGTCAAGCAGGGGCACAGCCATGTGAATAACCGCGCTCAGGCCGGTCAGCAGATGACCCTGCACCCCGAACTTCTTCCGGAGCGAGGCGTCACT